AAAAGAAGCGCCCTGTGTAGTCATCAATCATTCGGCTTGCTGCCGTAATTGCAGCCTCAAGAGCTAAATCATCGTTGGTGTCTTCAATAGCAAGCGCAGCCTTGATTTCAGTGAGCGTTGTGTAACAGTTAGTTAGCGCCACGCGTGATCCTCTTTTCAGCCTTTGGCATTACTGCCTTTTCAAGTGGGGGAATTGCAGTTGCCGTTTCCTTTGGCTTTCTGCGAAAAATCTTCTTTATGTCCAAGAGTTTTGATGCCTTTCATCAATCCAATAAGACTTTTGATGAGGTATCAGTGCGCCTGTGTTTACATATATGGGGAATCCTAGTGCGCGAGCGCGGCGAGAGAAAAGTAAATCTTCGCCAATCCATTCGCCGTTCATCGGCCCATCCCAAAACCAACACCAATCTTTACCTTGGTGCTGATCGGCTTCATCGCGCATCTTCTCAAGAACGCTGCGGTGAACTAACAAGCAACCAGTGCCTGCTGCTCCAATTTCAAAGACTGCGTTCTTGTCATAATTAAACAATGGCAAGAAGCCTTCGGGTGTATCGTCAAAGATTGCTGGCACTGGCTTTGGGTAAAGAGCGCCTTCAATTCCGAATCCTGCAAAAACTAGACCCGCCACAATAGGGCGGTCTTTATCGTGTGCGGTTTCAATTAACTTATCAAAAGCCTCAAGCGTTAATTGTTCATCGCTATCCAAAAACAAGAGCCAGTCAGAGTCAGTTTCAAGAAACTGTTTGACCACTCGATTGCGTTGCTTTGAAAGCAAGCCCGAACCCTTAACTCTTACGAATGGGCCGAGCCGTGAGGATCGTGCCTGCACCAGTTGAATGAGGCGATAAGCAAAAGCGCCATTGACCATTCCTGGATCGCACGAACCGATTGATACTTTGTGACCTGACTTCATTTGATTCCCCCGAATCAGTTTGGAAGTGTGGGTGAGGCTAATCGGGGGGAATTAACCTCACCCACACAATTTGTTACTTGCTCAGATTAGAAGGTTGGTGCTGCTAAACCTGTACCTGAGATGATTGAGGCAGCGAGTGGGTAGCGCTCTGCTGAAGCAGCAGCGTAACCGTAAACAACTGACTTAACCTGGAGCTTGTCTGCACCTGTCGCATCGAATGAAAGTGCGAATGGTGATCCTGGCTGCTCCCATAGGTGGAACTCAGGTGCTGAAACGCAATAGATTTCATCCTGGTTTGTTGAAGCACCGTATGTTGTTCCAACTGAAGCATCTGCAATGATAGGAAGACCCATCAAAGAATAGCCTGAGTTACCGTAAGCAACTCCACCGTTACCTGCTGCGACACCGTTCATTGCACCGTTAGCGGCTGGAACTACCAATGGGCGGCCAGTCGTATCTGTTGCAGCGAGAAGGAACGCTAGGCGGCGTGGGTGCATAATCCAGTGTGTTGGGCTAATGAAAGCGTTTGACTGGATTTGCTGAACTGCATCCGCGAGCTTTGGATAGAGAAGAGCAACTGTTGGTGTTGTTGCAGTGAATGTGATTGCGTTTCCACCTGAAGCGCGAAGACCCTTGATTGTTCCTGAGTTACCTGAACCGTTAAGAATCTGAGCGTTAAGTGTTGTGTGCCAAGAACGGATGAGGTCAGCAACTACGAACTGATCAACACCTGTTCCGCGCTCAATAGCCTGGCGTGAGAGGTCTTGCTGACCTGCAATTGTGCGCACATTGATTGTGAGCAATGTATCGTCAACATCTGTCTCTGAAACTGCATCATTCTGTGTGACCTGAACAGCCGTTGAACTTCCAGTGGTCATTCTAGAAATATTCAGGGTCATACCGCTTGCAGGGAGTGTGTGCTTGCTTGTTGCGAAGTCAGCCGTTGGGCGACCTGCGCGAGCAAGTGGAGCAGCAAGATCAACAAGGTACTGTGGAATTACAAGACCCTCGAAGTTTGTTGTTGCAACATCACGGCGCTCGATTGACTCTTCGCGTGTGTGGCGAGCAAGGCGCTCGCGTGCAGAGTAATCTCCACGAACTTCAGCAGCATAAACATCTGAAACGAATGAAACAGATGATTCTGGTGAGTATGTGCGTGCCTCAGAAAGAACCTTTGCTCCACCAACTGCTGCTGGCATTGCGATTCCTGCTACTGCTGCGCGTGCCTCAGTTGCCTTAGCATCTGCCTCAGCCTGTGACTTGAACTTTTCAATCTTTGCATCGAGTGAGCGTGACTCTTCAACAAGAGCATCAACCTTTTCGGTTTCTGCATCAGTTAGGTCGGTGCGGTTCTCAGCGGCTACTGCCTCAAGAACTGCATCCATTTCAGCCTTAACTGCATCACGGCGCTCAATTACTTTGTCAAGAAATGACATTTATTGATCTCCTTATGGATTGGTTTGGTTGAAGGTGGTGGCGAGTCTTGGTCACGGCGCTTTAAGGGTGTGAACTGTCGCTCCGACTTTCGATCCTCAGATTGTCTGAGGAAACTTATTTGGTGTTATTAACGATGGCTTGAGCCAGGCGCAAAGAAATCTTGCGAGCAGATGCCATTGGCATCACTTCACTTGCTGGTGTCAGCTCAACTTCAGGCTCTTCAACCTCAACGGCTGGAACAAGAGTATCCAAACCAAGCATTACCTCAAGCATTGACTTTCCTTCTTCAAGGTAGTCTGCTGATTCTGAAATTTTGTCAAAGATTGCCTGAACCGCAACAAGTGATTCGCCTTCAAGAGCGCGACCTTCCTTGAGTGCTTCCATTGCATTTTGCAAGTGTGCGCGAGCCTCAACTGAAGTTGTCGGATAGGCGGGGTATGTGACGACACTGACATCCCCATCCGAAAGAGAAAGTTCGGTGAGAAGGCGCTCGGTGCGTGTTTCGTTCCACTTTTGACGAATCACACGGAAAGCAAAACTCATTTGGTCTAAGTCGCCGCGTTGAACCAATGTGTAAAGGTCGCGACCTTCTTGAGTGTCTGCAATGACTGCATCCATCCAAAGACCGCGCTCATCTTCACGCAATGTCAATGTGCCGTTCTTCGTGCGAGCAAGTGGCAAACCTTCGTGGTTGATCAGTAAGCGCACATCGGGAGTTTCGGTAAGTGTCTTACGGAAAGCACCTGGCGCAATACGCTCAACGAATGGCAAAGGCACTGAGTTATCATTGAAAACTGCTGCATAACCTGAGAGGCGCATTGTGCCATCTTCAGCTTGACGGGTTTCAATGTCGCGCACTGTGTATGTACGGCGTTCGATTTTTTTCATTTTGCTCCTTGAATCGGCCTCAGCATCTAAGGCATCAATTTTGCGCTGCGCCCAATTTTGCGCTCTGTCGCTGAAGTTGGAATCTCCACCCCATAAAAGCCAAGCGACTAGACCTGCGCCGGGATATTGGGGATCGGATGGATCATTGTTCTTTGCTGCCTGACCATCAACTTTGTGACGGGCAAACCAAGCAGCCATTTTTCTGACTTTATTTTCTGTTACTCGACCAGCGGCAAGTTCACGCGCTTCGCGTTTTGTGCCTTCGGTTAAACCATCTCCGCCATAGCCTTCACGCAGGTACTTCAACCCGCGCTCTGCATTTGCCTGGATAAATGATGGAACACTTAAATCAACTGCTCTGACTTCGCCAAGCGGTTGCATATCTTCAGCGACTGAAACGGCAACCATTTGGTCAATGGCATCTTGTTTTGTTTCGTGGCAACCAATAGTTGTGAAAGAACCGTCTGATTCTTCCTTGACTGTTGCCCAACCTGAGCAATCGCCTTGACTGTCGCTGATTCCGTATGGCATCTGATTCCTAAACTAAGAGCAGAATTTCTGCATCGTCTTCATTGATGGAGAAATCAATCTGAGATGTTGCACTTGCAAATGCCCTTCCTAGTCGAGCGCTTGCAAAACTTATGATTTGATTTGGAACTGGTGCGACTTCTTGCACAACTTCAGGCTGCACAAAGTTCGGTTGAACGAAAGCCAACCCACCGCCGAATGATCCAGCGGGGATTTCTTCGCGCCCAACTGCTGCCGTTAATCCGCCAAGGTTGGCATTGGCTGAAACTGTCACAGTGCCATTGGCCGTCATCTGACCAGTCAGACCACCCAATTGCGAGCCACCTGTGGCGATTACAGACACGATGGCGTTGGCGGTAGAGTGACTACCCCCAAGAGGTGCGTTCGCGCCCACAATAGGCTCTGGAAGCCCTGTGGCGGTGCTTTGTAGCCCGCC